ATATAATATTAACAACAAATGGTATGCCAAAAGTATAGTTTTTGACCTAAAATTCCTATCTTTGCACACCTAAAATAAATTTGCACATGAAGAATATCCGCAATTTCAGAACCTTAAATGCTCCTTTTAAAATTTCGCTGTAAAAAATATTTTTTTTAAGCATTGGTAATCAGTGGTATATGTACTTATTTAACTGTCGATTTTGACATTTGTTATGACGAAATAATCTAGTTGGAAACGAGAAAAATGAACATTTATACTACATTTGTGTACTATATTTTTTACAACCGTTGTACATTGCTGTTTTACAATTTTACAAATTATCACTATTTTTGAATTGTAATCAAATAATAGCATGTATGACAAGAGAGGATAGATTAAATGGAGATTTTACGCTTGATATAAAAAATATGGAATTTGGCTCAGGAGTTTATTTTCTATATAATAAAGGAGAGTTAGTTTATATTGGAAAAGCTACAAACATAACAAGAAGAATTGTAGATCATGTTGAAGAAGGTACCAAAGAGTTTGATACTGTCCGATATACTAAAATTCCAGTAGATTCGATTACGTCGGTGGAAACAGAGCTCATAAAATCTCTTGATCCTCCATACAATAAAACATGCAAGGCGAGTAGTTCTAAATATAAAGATAATATCTCTGCTTCAAAAATTACGATCTCTCCAGTTGTTTTAATGCATCAAAAGAATAGAAATGGGGAATATCATGTCTGTATCCGTGTTTCTTATAAGGGAAAAAGTTTTTATCTAAGGACAAATTTAGTTGCTTATGATGAAGATGTAGAAAAAGGTCGTATTCTTAATGAAGAAATAGTAAAGGATGCTAGGAAGTTAATAAAGCCCTTGTATAATGCATCTAAATTTATTTCTTGTGATATGAGTTTTGACTATGTAAAAAATAAATTGACAGCAACGATGAAGAAATAATATTTATATCACACACGATTATGGCAACATTTAAATTTCTAGTCCTTCCACATCAAAGAAAGGAAGATGGCACATACAACGTGAAAATAAGAGTTACACAGAAAGGAAAGTCGAAGTATATTAAGACTGGACAATTTGTGTCAAGCCTTGATATTTCACGGAAAAAAGAAGGAGGTACAGAAAAGATCAAGATTAAAAATCAAGCGGTAATTGATTTGATGACTGAGATTATTATCGGCTATAAGAAAAAATTAATTTCTGCAGGTCCTTCTGCAGAATATTGGAGTGTTGATCGGATCGTAGAATACCTAACTTCAGATGTAGAAAATTTTCGTCTTGACTTTATCGCTTATGGCCGGAAGATAGCTGATGATATAGAAAAAGAAGGTAGACTGGGAACTGCAAAGCAGTATAGAATTGCCATAAATGCCCTTGTTCGCTTTATTAAGAAAGATACACTAGATATAGGGGAGATCACTGCATTGTTCATGAGATCGTTCGAGAATCACCTTAAAACAGAGCCTTCCTATAAAGGCAGGTGTACAGGAGAAGCGGTGGCAACCGACAAACCGAAAGGTAAGCGGGCTGTATCTTTGTATCCTTCACATATAAGGACAATTCATAACTTGGCGAAATTGGAATATAACGATGAAGATCTAGGGATAGTCCGAATCCCATTGTCACCATTTACAAAATATAAAGTGCCTCCGATACCAAAAACTAAGCATCGAACGATTACTATCGAGCAAATGCAGCAAATAATTGATTTACCTTATAAAAAACACGTAAGGGGTGGGGGAGAACCGGTATTTAACTTAGCAAAAGATGTTTTTATTTTATCCTTCGCATTACTTGGCATGAATAGTGCAGATTTCTATGACGCTTCTGTCATAAGCGGTAATATTGTCACATATCAGCGAGTTAAGACACGAACTCGTCGTGATGACATGGCAGAAATGAAGGTGAGGATCGAGCCGGAGCTGAAAAAGTTGTTTGATAAATATGCTGATCCGACAGGAGAGAAAGTTTTCAACTTTCATAACCGGTATAAGAATGCTGATATTTTTAACAAAATGCTGAATGATGGTTTGAAGGAGATCGGGAAAATTATTAAGGTGGATGGTTTGCAATTTTATCATGCGCGGCACACAATGGCCACGCTTGCAAACAATAAAGCTGGCGTTGATATGTACCGGGTGGACGAGATGCTTAATCACTCGGATTCTACTATGAAACTTGCAAGGGTTTATATTGAACGGGATTATACTGTTCTATGGGATGCTTACAGGAAGGTTCTTGATTTGTTTAATTGGAATAGTTTGAAGTGAGAAAGCCGGGGAAATTACTCTCCCCGGCTGTTTTTTATTTCAAATTAGTTTCAAATCAGGGTGTTTTAACAGTTTAACAAAGGATTAGCTACCCTGGTCTATTTATTCTAGTGGCTTACTTAATCTCACCCGTATCTGCATCTAATTTAAGCACCAATTGTTCTTTTTCTCCGCTATAATAGGTGACATCTAATTTTATACTTACTACATCATCTTTAATAGAGTAGCCTATGTATTGTATTTTGGGACTATTGGTTTCTGTCTCTGGTTTATTTTTTACATATTGCGAATAGATGACACGCCAAATCATACCAGACTTTACACTGTTTCGTTTTATTTGGTTGTTTTTTATAGCTATAAATTCATAATTATCAAAGAAAATGTTATGATCTTCGATGTCTGGAAGTTCTGATTCGGATGACTTGTTCAACTCATCAATAACTACGCCTTGATCATTCATTACTTTTATGATTTTGTCATTATTGCTTGTAAGAACAAAAAAAATATTACCATCCCAATATGAAGGATAACACGATTCGTCAAAATCAATACCTTTGATATACTTAATGTCATTCGAGAATAAGTCAAATGCGCTAAATTTGTCTTCGAAGGATTTCTGTGTAACTATAATTCTATTTTTTAGAAAAAATATATCATTGGGAGTTGTTTCATAATTGGTTGTTTCCCCATAACCCGCATTTATTTCTTTTTTACGAGTAGGAATAAGCACTTCTTTTACTATATTCCAGTCTTTTAGCAGGCATAAATAATGTCCTTTTTCGTTTTCTTCAAACGTTACAACGACAGTAGAGTCGTAGGGCGAAACGTAAGCCATACCGATAGGCTTGGAGGGTAATGAATCTTTTCCGCAGCTACTAAAAAATGATAAGGCAAACACAATAGCCATCATTTTAATGGCCCAAAATTCTTTCTTCATTTTATCTTTAATTTAGTTATTATTTATTATATGTATCCTTTATGCAATTCACATTATTGTTTTGGGTCTAGTTGAATCTATCTTTTTTATTTCATCTCTTTTGTAATATGAGTATCCTTCCATAAATGATCCTTTACAAAAATATTGCCCATCATCTACAGAATCTACAACCATCTTTTCCCCGTCAGATAAACGGATAACGCTATCCCCGGCATATATGTCGTTGGGTAATTCAATATTTTGGGGCTCTTTAGTCGCAGGAACCTTATTTTCTGTACGGCTAATTATAGTCTGTTCTTTTGCTATTTGCATATTTGATAGTTTAGATTCAAGTAGTTCCTTAATTTTAGCAACATCATTTGTCATTCCCCACATTTTGAAGAATAAGATGATTTGTAGTACTCCGAATACGAGGAGTATAGTGGTTAGAAAGTCAATCATAATCTTATATATTATTCTTCTATTTTACTATTTCTAAATGCCATAACCCACCAGTCTTCACCTTTATCTACTGAACCTCTCGTTACGACACTTTTTGAGTATAAATTATAAGCATCTCCTCTTATACTATTTTCGCTGGCAGTCCACCAATAGTTATGTTGTATTATAGGAGTTCCAGAATATGACTGAGCATGTGCGTAAGCTCTTATTTCGTCTTCAGATGGCAAATGCCATTCCATGTTATTTTCAGGGTCATGATTCATTTCTATACAATATGCGAATGCTGGATAATTTTTATAACTATCTTTTCCATTTGTGGTTTTAGATAAATTATATATAGCCTTTGTCACTTCTAATCCAGACATATCGGAATTACATAAAGCTTTGTTTCTATACATCGCACTTGATATAGCCCAAACAAGTCTTTTTGTGCTTATAGGTTGCCTTGCCTGAGTAACACATATATTACCTATTCTTTCATTTTTATAGCTAACGACAATGGTATCAAACCTATGTCCTGTTTCTATGTCGCTATTTTCTAAAATATTGAATGAAATAGTTTTTCCACTTAATTTTAATTGGGTTATCCAATAAGAATTGTCCTTTAAACTAATAATGCACCCTTCCGATTCTATATCTCTCGGCAAAGATACTATTTCTTCTGATGTATGGTAATTTAAACTTATATTATCTATTTGGGGTAGTTTTTGTATTTTAACATCTTCTTCTCCATCGTCTGAAGAACATGATGTTAATACTACAGATAATATTGCCATTAAAAATAAAACCTTCTTCATGTTATTTATAATTTAGTTTGTTATATCTTATTTCTATTTAATATTTTAATAACTATATATTTACTGTTTACATCTTCAACCGTTAAATTATCCCCAAGAGAGTTCTGGTCTTTTGAAATCAAAATTATCAAAGGTTTTTTTGAATCTTCAATGCTTATTTCAGAAGCCATTTTGTAATTGATAGAATTTACTTTGGAAAAATCATGGCTATCGTCACTGTAATTTCCAATTTTTGCACCATAGCTTGTCCATGTTGCATACTCTTCAGAGAAATAGCCTATTTCTTTTAATTTGCCGTTGTCGATTTTGTAAACTTTCATAGAAGGAGTGCTGGCATACTTTTCTTTAGTTGACATGTTTAATGAAACAAGAATATATGTATTATCCTTGTCCGCTGTTTGATATGAATATTCGCTTACTTCTTCACAGTAGTCAGAAGTAAACGTTCTTCCATAATTGAAACCAGAATATCTACATGTAGTTTTATTTATATTAACAGTAGCGTTGTCTGAAAACGCTTTGAATCCTAAAGCCTTTATTCTTTCTTCTTCGGCTTTTATTTCAGCAATTTTCTTATTTATGATATTGGATTGCTCATCACATTTTTTTGCCTCTGCCGAATGCGGAAATATATTTTTTAGTTCAGCAATATTTTGTTGAGCCTTGTCATAATATTTATCTTTAATCAGTTCCAGAATCTTATTAAAACGTTGATCTGCGGGATATGATAATATAGATATAGAATCTTGTAAAGATTGTATATTTAAATTTAGTTCTTGGACTGTTTTAGATAGAGACTCCTTTTCGGATTTCAATTTATCATAATCAGATTGAGATACACCACAGCTGGTTAATAATATTAAACTGATAAATAATATTTTTTTCATCGTATTAAAAATTTGTTTTTATATTTCACAGAAGCCATACTTTCAGGTATTTGTAAGTTTATGAAAATATGATTATCAAAATACTAACAATTATTACAATAATACATATTATGGTCCATGGTGGTGTGGTGTTTTCTTCTGCAACCCTATTTTGTGTAATGTTAATTTCGCTTTCTTTGTTGTGTCTGCCTAAAAATGAGTTAATAGATTGCTCTGGCCCACTAATTAACAATGTTTGAGCAGATTGTGATGGAATATCCCAGTAATTTATTATGATATAATATTTGTTTTTGTATTCCTCTTTGGAACCAATACCTGACATTCCTCCAACAACTGCGCCCAAAGGACCAAGAATAAGTCCTCCAACAACAGCTCTCCCAATTACTGATTTATCTGTTTTGACTATATCTTCTCTCCACGCAGTATTAATACTGATAATTTGGGAGTTATGTATCGGATAAAAAGTAAGCCCTTTTGATATTTGTATTCCATGTGTATGTAATGCAACAAGAACGTTTCCATGTGGAATTACTTTAATTACATTCTCTATGTGGTCATATTCTCCTTTAATTGCGGCATCAAAACTCCAATTTGTAATTTGTTGACCTATATTTAAGTCTGATGGAAGGTTGGGAAATTGCATTAGTTCGGTTTCTTCTTCTTTTTGAATAATATTTGTTGGACAACCACAATTAGGACAGCTTATTGCCTTATCACTAATTTCTTTTCCACATTCAGGACAATTTATTAATGCCATAATATTAAATTTAAGTTGTATTGAGTTATTTTGTTTTATAATTTATAGCAAGATATCGCTCACAATATGTTGTTTCACAATCCAAAGACTCTTGACTTTAGCTATTTCAATATCGAAGTCATCGAACTCGCGACTGTTTATTGATTGTGCGATCCAGTATTTTCTTGCCAAATCTGGCTCCTTGTATCTTCTAAGAACTTTGATGTGTCCATGATATTCGCCTGTGTCATCATCCTCTACGACAACGCCAAATATGTTCCCGAATGGAATTTTATTCGGATTATTGGACGGGAGAGTATATTTTTTCAGTGCAACCCAGCATCCAGAAGGTAGAGCAGGAGACATGGAATTACCAACAACCTGAGCGACTCCTTCGCAGTCTTTACAGTCCGGGAGATACCAATATCGTGTTATATCTTCCGTTCCGTTTAGCAAAGCTACTTGACCGGCAGCAAACTTGAAGTCTACTTCGGGAAGAAGATGTAATCCTTTTTCGACGGCTTGCTTGTAGCTATCTTCAGTGGCTATGACTGTTGCCTCTACTTCTGGGATAGATTCTGCGTTTAATGCGTTTTCCTTTAAAGGAGCCCCCCTACCTGTTAAGATGTATTCAGGGTTTACTTTGTTATATTCCATGCAAAATGGAATCAATATTTTTATAGAGACCTCTTCTGTATCTCCGTTACGAAGCTTGACCATCATATTTTTGGAGATTTCCTTTATATCAGTGTAAACACGATAATCTGTCAATCCTAATAGATCCATAACTTCGTGAAATCTACTTTTTGCAGAACTATTCATATAATGTAAATTATATTTTTTAGGTTTCTAAAAAGATACCTATATTTGTATCGGAATCAAGTTGCGGATGATACCGACTAAATTGTTTAACTGTTCCCGAAAGGGACTATATGGGCGACTTCCTCAAACCGCAACCTTGGGGTTGGTCGTCTTTTTATTCATCATGATTAAAGAAGCTAAAGGCGGTGGCCTTGAATTAACTGATCCTGAAAATGATAAAAAAATAATTGGCAATATGATTATTGATTATGAAATACAACTCAATTCAATTATTGCTAAAAAAGCTCTACGATTGTCCTATATAGCCATTTTAATAAGTATTGTGGCAATCCTGTTGCAGCTAATACAGATATTCCTATAGCCCATTTAGCAATAGTATTCGCTTTAATAGCAGCACGCTTGCTCCTATTATCAAGCTCTCTATCATATTCTTCTTTTTTTATCAATTCTAACTCGTTCTGACATTCAATAAGATAGGAGTCCACTTGGCCCATAAATAAGACTGAAATGCTTCCATTGCGCTTGTCCGGATCAACACTTGTCCCTCTGGACAGATTACCAGCACATTTTTCTTTAACCTCTGTTTTTATAGCATCCCAATACGCACCTGCTATTTCAATCCCTTGCATATCATACAATATTCGATGTTCACGAAGGTATTCTAAAACAGCTATGAGGGCTTCTGTTTTCTTCTTATCCTTTAATGCCATACTATTCAGCTCTTTTTCTTCATAACCACTCTATATAATGTACGCGAAATCGCGCTAAGGTTAAATAATGTATAATGGTATCAAAAAAGATACTATTTTCTTTTATGGTATCTTTAAAGATAGTATATTTGCATCATCAAACAATCAAACATTGAATGACACAACAAAGAAAGTCATTTTAAACCTGATTGGCAATAGTATGAACATATTAAAATCATGCTATTGGGTAGATCTTTGAAATATTGATGATGCAAATTTTAAACTATATGAGTATGAATGATCAAGAACTTAGACTAAAATGCGTTGAATTTGTCGCCCAATACAGCTCTTTTGACTTTCCTGTATATCAGATGATAGAAGCAGAAATGCTCTATCGTTACATTTCAACTGGTGAACTACCTGTTAGAGATAATTCGAGCGCGTTTGAAACTGCTGCTAATATTTTAGAAGCTGCTTTGGAAGAGCTTAAGAAGAAAGTTGCAGATGGTAATCAATCCACCGATAGCAGCAATGATAATTCCGATAAGCTGCCAGTACCTAAATCGTTTATCAAACGTTTTCTTTCTGGTTTCAGACGGAAATTTGACGAAAATGGTCGCCCAGTTGAATAGTTCTGTTGTGTAGTGTTCATGCGGCAGGTCTGGATGTAAAAGTATAGGCCTGCCATATTCATCCCTTCGGATTTCATTATTGGTTACACTCATATATCCAAGTTCTTCTAATTTGGATATTATGGAAAACTCAAAATTGAAATTGTCAACGTAGGTTTTCGATAGTTTTTCAAATAGCTTTCGTTCTTTCCTAGTCTTCTCTTTCTTGTATTTAAGGAGAACAAGAATGGTTCTATCGTTGACGTTGTCTATAGAGTTATATTCTACGGATTTCATCTCTTGGATAGGTTCTCGATGGTTCTCTGCTGACTCTCTATAATAGAAAGCAAGCGTTCGGGGCTAATAGGGGCTGATTCTTCTTTAGGTGAGGATGATTTGAGCATTTCGCCTTTACCAGCGATGAGCCATTCGGCAGAAAGATTGTCTACTACATTGATTATTTTTTCAAGCATATCAGCCGAAGGTTTTGATTGCCTTTTGTCACTAAGGTAATTTGAGATGCTTGTTGGTGCTATTTCTATTGACTTGGCAAATCTCGCCTTATTACCATCAAACAGTTCATCTACAATGATTTGTAATCTTTCGTTTATATTAGACATACTCAATTGATTATTAAATATGGTTAATTTGATAAGAAATATACTCAAATGATTTGATTAAAATAATCAATATAGTATATTTGCATCATCAAACAACTAGATATGCAGTACAAAGATAGCATAAAGGTTGAAACAAGTAAATAGTACAAACACATTAAAATACACGATTATGACAAACGAGGACTACATGAACGAAGAATTAGCACAATTCGAAGCTATGAGCGAAGAAGAAGCTTGCAAAGAATACAACGTAGATTTCAAAGAAGAAGCTCGTCAGTACATAGTTGAATATTGGCAGAATATAGCATAAGATTACTAACACATAAACACACACGATTATGAAAACGAATTTTAGACACAAGGTATTTTGCATGGCTTACGAGCTAATGACAGTAACAGGTAAAGCATTCGCTGTATGTCTTTCTCGCGCTTGGGCTTTATACAGGCTGACAAAGCAGATGCATAAGGGCGTTGTAACGTTTGCTTACGAAAAAGCTGACGGATCGCTTCGCAAGGCTAAAGGCACTCTCAAAGACGTTCAGAACCTAATCAAAGGTACTGGGTCAGAAAACTTCAAGACAGTTCGCTACTTCGATGTAGATGCGAATGGATTCAGATCATTCAAAGTAGAAAACTTTATAACTGCCTATTAAGGCCGGGTGTGCCGGCGTAGAGAATATCCGGCACACTCACTCTGTTAGTTCTTTCACTTACTTACACCTTAGTACCCGCAGAAATGGGGTTGAAACGAAAGGATATAATCTAACTTATTAATGAAGGTAATAAGGTTGGTAGCATTGGGTATTATATCGTGTCCGTGATATTCGGTTGACTTGTCCCGGATCGTTAACGGTCTATCGAATGCTACTTTATTATATAGCCCGGCATAATGCGTGATGCTGCCGATCGGATCGGTTGCCGGGTACGAATATTATAAATTAAAGTGTATGAAAACAAAAATCGAAGTAGATCAAATATCAAGAAATCCATTTAATTGGTTAATCTCATTTTCAGTAGAAGGAATAACACTGGAAAATGAAGCCTTGAAGAAGCTCCCTGACATTATTGAAAAATATGTCAGGGATTTATATGAAGCTCAAAATAAAGCTAAAGAATGATGTCGTTGACGTAGTGAACCACATACTCTAATCCTTTTCGTATGTCTTCACTGTCAGGCTTATGATTGAATTCTAGAGTTTGATCGTAATACAGATTAAGACGTTTATAGATGGGAATATTGGGGTCGTAAGCATATATTAAATGTATCATGTCATTACAAATATCATCTAATTCTTTGAATATACTTCTGTTACCCCATTCCTCATTTCTAGGGTCTTTTTTCAAAGAATCAAATTTGTCTAATAAATCTTTAGCTCTAGCTAAGAATAAGGAATCTCTATCATTCATACTTCTTAATTTTTATGTTTTGCACCGTAAAGTTAAGAAAACCCTTTGAAAAAGCGCGATGCTGTGGATCGAATCCGCCAAAGGGTACAAATAAAACCAATGCTTATGGAAATAGATATTTATCAATTGCTAGAAATAATTCGTGTTACAGCCAGAGAGACGGTAAGCGAATATATTGTATCTAATGATCCTACCTCTGACGAAGTTTCAGAATCACAAGCAATAAAGCTGAAGTTCGGTAGAAAATGGCTCGCTCACCAGTGCGCGATCGGTGCTCTGACCTGGAGACGAGCCGGAACCAACAGTCGAAGTCAAAAGATTTATTCACTCAAACGGCTGAAAGAACTGAAAGCTTTGGACGAAATCAAAAAGATGCAAAGTGACAACAAAACATTAAAGGACATTTTAAAACGATTGGCTTATGAAAAAGATAATTGATTCAATACAATTTGTACCGCCGATCCGGGCTGTAATCTGTATCATCATGGCTTTGTTCTCTGTGATTTGTTTTATCGGCATCTTCTACAATCCCTTTCACATTCTATTCTTTATAGGATCAATTACAGTGTGTAAGGTTTGTTATACTAATTGGTAATTACCATTAAAAAATAATTGAAGAATGAAAGATATGAGTCTTGATGAACTTATAGCACAACTTGAAGAATTAAGGGATTCTCACGTAGGAAGGATTGATGTAGCTGTACAAGTCCCGCCTGGAACAAAATGCTGGGAAAATTCTTGGAGGCAATTCTCTGTTAATTGTGTCAGTACTGACGGAGGTTCGGTTTATTTACAATGTTCATAACATAAAAATGAAGTATATACCTGTTTTCGGCAGAGATATTGAATCGATTCGAAAAAGTTTGAATAGCAGAACTCATTTGATTGAAACCTTTGAAAGAGAGGACGGTTTAAAATTGTACATATTAGCAAAAGAAATAAAGATGGGACTTGATGATAATTCTCCGATGCCATGGGGAAAATATAAAGGCGAAAAAATGGCAAATGTTCCAGCTACATATCTAATGTGGCTTTACGATAACAACAAATGTAATGCAGAAGTCCAAGCTTACATTAATGATAACATGGACGCTCTAAAAGAAGAGATTAGGCAATCTGGTAATAATAAATATTGAATACATGGAAACTAAAGGCATTGAAGAAATGACAAAAGACGAGCTGATTGAATTGGCGTCGTCTCTTAATAAAGAACTCGAAGGTACAAAAAAAGACCTTGAACTTTATAAAGATTGGAAAAATCGAGAAGAAGCAGCCAAAGTGTTAGCTGAAAAGAAAATGTTGGCTATTAAGGCTTTTCTTGAAGTAGTTTAATTCGTTTTGTGTTTAGCGTGAAAAAGCAGCCGGGTGAAAGTCCCGGCAATTGGACGGTTAGCATATCGGTTAGTGCTTAGTGGTGCGCACCTAATGAGGATGATTGAGGCCGGTTCGACTCCGGCACCGTCCACATCTAATTTAAAATACAGTAATCTTATGAGAAAAAGTGAAGAACGATTGAAGATAGAAGCTCTTAAACCTGGCAAAAAGGTAGAGTTTCCGGCTAGTCAATATGTGAAAATTTGCCGAGTGGTGACAACCGCCAATACAACAGCAAGGGCAAAAGGGTATGTAAAGCCTGAGGATCTTATGTATAGTATTGACGGAAAGGCAAAGAGGGGTAAGGTACTAGTTGTAAGAAACCTGTAATTCTCTCAACACACACGATTATCATGAAAAGGGTACTTACGGAACTAACCAAGGAGTGCGAGCTTACCGTTCAAATGTACATATCCGGATTGGAAAAAGATGAGATAGCAAATCTGAAATGCCGGGCGTTCAGCACGATTAACAACCAGCTACAAACGGCATATAAGATTATGAAAGTGAAAAATGGGAGGGAGCTATGTCGAAAGTTCTATGAGCGGTTATCTGGGGTGGAATTTACTTTTGATTTCTCACCTGTAATGCAACAGGCCGTTGCCTGTTGTCTTCTTCTTATCTTGGTTTTAGATAGTCACTTTGAAATGCGTCGGCAAAGAATCCGTACGAAATCAAATGTAAATGTAGAAATTATTGCCCGATCCCGAACTAGGGTGAGAGGGCGCGATATACCATTAGTGGCATGATAGTATTAACAATTAAATATCACGATTATGAGTCTTATTAAAAAATCAAACGAATTAGTAATCCCTACCACTGTAAAAATGATGATTTACGGTCAAGCTGGCATGGGAAAAAGTACAGTAGCTTTGAGTGCTCCGAAACCTTTGTTGTTGGACTTCGACAATGGCGTTAAGCGTATGAACATGGCACACTTGGATAACATAGATACCGTACAGGTTACTGCATGGAATGATATACAACAAATCCTTTCTCAAGAGGATTTGTCCGCTTATCAGACCATTGTAGTCGATACTATCGGTAAGATGATGGATTTTATCATTACTTATAAATGCGGTAGTCGGCAACCATCTATCAGAGATTGGAGCGGTATCAATGCTGAGTTTTCTTGGATGACAAGAACTCTTTCAAGTCTGAACAAGCATATTATTTTTGTTGCTCACCGTGATACTAGAAAAGAGGGTGACGATACGGTATTCATTCCTGCGTTACGTGAGAAATCTTACAACTCAATTGTAACAGAACTTGATTTGCTCGGCTATCTCGAAATGAAAAGTGAAAGAGGCGTGCAAAGACGTACTATCACCTTTGACCCGACTTCAAGAAATGACGGCAAGAATACATGTAATCTCCCTTCTGTCATGGAAGTGCCGACTATTCTTGATAAAAATGGTAATCCGACTGCTAAGAATGACTTTATAACTTCTCAGATTATCAACTCTTATTTAGGAATGCTAGCGGCAAAGAAGGCTGCGCAGGAAAAATATGATAAGGTAATAGCAGAAATCAAAGAGCAGATCGAGTTTATAACAGATGCTATATCTGCAAATGATTTTGCCTCCCGAATCAACGAATTTGAGCACGTAGGCAGTTCTTTGATGATGGCACGTAATATGTTTGCCAACAAAGTTAAATCACTTGGGTTAGTGTATGATAAAACAACAAAGACTTATGGCGATGCAGCAGCCTAATGAAGTTTGGAAAGATATTCAAGACTATGAAGGATTCTATCAAGTTAGCTCTCTTGGTAGAATCCGTAGTTTGAATCGAACCGTAAGAAATCGTTTAGGATTTACGGTTGCCAAAGGAAAGGTGTTATCAGGTGTTTCAAGAAATGGTTATCTTAGAGTACAACTTTTCAAAGAAGGGGTATGGAAAAGTTATCCAATTCATAGATTGGTTGCAAATGCTTTTTTAGACAATCCAAATAGTATGCCGGAAGTTAACCATAAGAATGAGGATAAGAGAGATAATAGAGTTGACAATCTTGAATGGTGTGATAGAAAGCAAAATTGCAACTATGGAACGCGCACTAAAAGACAATCTGAAAAACTCTCAAAGAAAGTTCTTCAATTAACTATTGACGGCAAGTTGATTGCAAGTTTCAAATCTACAGCAGAAGTGTTTCGTGTATTAGGTTTTAGGAGTAGCCATATTGCTGAATGTTGCAATGGAACACGCACAAATGCTTATGGATATAAATGGAGGTATTCAAATGAATAAAATTAAGTATCGTATATACCCAACAATTCTTGACGCTTTCTTTAATTACATTAACAGCGATGTGATATACGAGCGTTATTGGGGATGGAGTGAAAATCCTCCCTATACCCCCGAAGAATTTCATGAACGGCAGTTTCAAGAACTGATTGACCGCATCAATCGTAAGCCGTTTGATAGTGAAGCAGCCGACAAGGGAACAGTCTTTAATGAATTGGTGGATGCCTTGATTGAGAATCGTAAGCCAAATGATATTGAAGTAGAACGGGTAACTGGTGACAACCATAGCTTATGGTATCGTGCGATTTACAAGAATCGAACATTTGTTTTCCCTGTATCATTATGTACCGAGTTTTCAGACTATTTCAAAGGTGCCCTTACTCAGCAAAGAGTAGAGGCTATTTTGCCAACTTGTTTTGGTGATGTTTTGGTATATGGCTTTATTGATGAACTGATGCCTACAAGTGTTCATGATATCAAAACAACCGGTAGTTATACCGTGGGAAAGTTCAAAGATCACCACCAGCATTTAGTATATCCATATGCCTTGATGCAGAACGGATCAGATGTACGAACATTTGAATATGATATTGTAGAGTTCAACAAAGGCGGTTATGTGGTAGATACTTATACAGAGACGTACGTTTTCAACCCCGAACGTGATATATCAATCCTCACTAATCATTGTGAAGAGTTTATCCGGTTCTTGGAAGAAAACAGAGAATTTATAACAGATACTAAAATCTTTGGAAATGGATGATGGTGTTTATCTTGATGAAACAGGAAAAGAGGTAGTATTCATCAATGATTTTGAATATTCACGAGAAGAGTTTGATACCATTGTTGATATATGTGGAGATTGTAATATATGATCTATGACCTCAAAAATGAATACCAAATACCCAAGTTTAAAGAGTATGTAAACAAATTGTTCAAAGAGCGTGCGGTCGTGGAAGTAAGAAAGAAGCTTCCTAATCGTACGCTTGCCCAAAACTCTTATTTGCATCTTCTTTTAGGGTATTTCGGTAGTGAGTACGGTTGCAGCCTCGATGAAGTCAAAATTGATTTTTATAAAAGGACTTGCAACCGTGATTTGTTTGAGAGAAAGACGATCAACAAGAAAGGAAAGGAAGTAACCTACTTGCGTAGTTCTGCCGAACTAACAACGGGTGAAATGACCCTGAGTATTGACCGTTTCCGCAATTGGAGTGCATCAGTAGCAGGAATTTATCTGCCGGCTGCAAATGAACATCAAATGCTTATATATGCACAGCAAGAAATACAACGTAATCAAGAATTTATATGACAGCATACATAAACACTGTGGCCGAAGCTCATGCAGAAGAAAACAGAGCTTCGGCCTTACTTCTTTCTGTAAAGAGTACAGAGAAGAAAATGAGAAAAGAAGGTCGGTTGGTTACTCTTTCGATTGGCAATACAGTGACCGAGACAACCAACCCGGAAAAATATAAATCACTTATACTTTAGAATATGACACGAAAAGAGAACATTAAACAAATGCAAGAACAAATCTCTGTAAAGAAACAGGAGATTATCGATCTGCAAAAACAGATCAGTGAGGAATTGATTGCCGACTTTTATGAGAAGCATAGTCTTAAACAAGGCCAGCATTTTTCTTTTGAAGGTAAAGAGTGCGTCGGAGTAGAAAAAGCTGTCGGTTCCAACCTTTTAAAAGCTATCCCTCTCACCGCTAAAGGTGAAGTCTCAAAGAAGGGACTGATTATTTATAGTGAGAAATCGATTAAACCGTTATAATATGGTTGAAACTAAAAACAACGAAATTAGGTATTTCACATCTGATCCGAAAAAGATGCTCAATAAATATCTTGCTCAACAAGTCCTAAAAACATGGACGGAGGATTTTATTGATGAAGATACCAGTGAAGTAGTATCTATTGAACGTAATGAATTGCTATTTCAAAGAGGCACTTTGATAGATCAGGATGTTCTTGCTCAGATTCGGTTTTGTTATGAGGCTGGTGATATTACAAAAGATATAGAGGTTAGTAATCAAAAGCGATTGGCTGTTGAATTGGCAAATGACTACTTACAGCCTTATATTGCTCAGGCCACTATTGATAGCAAGAAATGTAAATTTCTTTTCTACGCAACTGGAGTTGATTCGGCAATCCTTCTTTTGAAAGATTATATAGAGTTGAATTATACGTCAGGATTTTATATAACAATGGTCAAAGAGTTCGACTCATGCACAATATTGACCGATTCTTTGAAAGAACGTAAAGTAGATACTTTGCCGATAGATTTCGACGAGAATGATCCTGAAGATAAACCTGATGTTGACGAAGAAGAAGAGACAAAGAATGATGATCGGAAATTCTACCAGATAGAAACTAAGATTATGTTTGGAGAAGATGAACGTTCTGCAACATTTGTCGTTCATACTTACAATGTAGACCGGGCTATGATGCTTATTACTTCTTATCTCAAAAAGAAGCAGGATGAACATGAACAAGAAGCTAAAGAAAAGGGAAATCCGTTCGAAAAGAAAGAGATTCATACAATGATTGAGGTTGCAAAGCCTATATCGGTAGGACGGTTTATTCCTCGTGAATTTTCAATGGCTTATTCAGGTAAATAGGATTATCCCGGTGTGTCTTGATCGGCTATCCGGGAACAATTACTGTCGTGAGACGGAAAGTTTATGTGTAATAATCGCGAATAGCCGGGTGAAAATCCCGGCACACGGGCGGTCAGTAATCTGGAGAGATCGGTTCGATACCGGTACCGTCCACAAACCCTTTAGTGAGAAACCTCCTATAAAAGTATTGAAAGTAGAGCGAAGATAGCGCAGGTGTTTTTCCGCGCGGCATCGGTTAGCCGTTGACTCTATCTGAAAGGTGATACGAAATCGGTACAGGAGGTATGATATGGAAGTGAGCAGCACTTTTAACCGCATGATTGACTTTGTATGTGCCCCGGGGAATACGCCTCGGGGTTTTCTTTGAAACTAAATTATATCACCATGAATATAGAATCTTTGAATAGCTGGTCAGAGGCTTTATTAATAGTCGTGACCATTCTCGGTATTATGGCTCTTATCTGGATCGGCCTGTGTTTGATAAATCAAAAACGAAACAGGCGATGGTAATGGACTTTGGGAGGGAACCGGACTATGAACCGGATGATTTTGATAACTATAATTTTGACTGACCATGTATTATATAAAACGAACTAAGTCTAAGAAGAAGGACAAGCCTTTACCCTTGTTCGATAAAGCAGGGGTAACAGTAAAGAAGAAGCCGGATTTGAAAGCGAAACTCGACAAGGAATTTTCCCTTTTCATCCGGCTTCGTGATGCAATGCCGGGTGGATGCTTTAAATGTATATCGTGTGGTCAGATAAAGCCGTTTGAGCAAGCTGATTGTGGTCATTATTTTAGCCGGACTCATTTATCTACCAGGTTTGATGAAAATAATTGTCATGCCGAATGTAGGCACTGCAATCGTTTTAAAGCTGATCATCTGGAGGGCTACCGTGAAAATCTGATAGAGAAGATTGGTCAACAGAAATTTATTCTACTTAAGGCGAAAGCTTCTGGAACATCAAAGATGACCGATTTTGAATATAACCAATTGATCAAGTATTACAAAGCTCTGAATATAAAACTACGAAAGGAGAAAGGTTTATGAGTTACTATATGTTTTGTGGTAAGCGAATTATATCATATATGCTATTGAGTTGTTTTTACTCTTTTAGTATAAAATATCGGTTATCCGATCCTTTTGAATACTGTAATGCAAGGACATTATATTTATACATCGCTGTCTTTAAAATTAGGTGGTTTTGCTACCTCAGGCTAGGAGAGGAGGTTGAAGATGTTTAAACTTAGAGATTACCAACAAAAAGCCTCTGACGCTGCTGTAACCTACTTCCAGTCTAAAACAGTTAAGAATGCTATCATGGTCCTACCTACCGGTGCCGGAAAGAGTTTGGTTATTGCTGATATCGCAAGTCGGCTTGACGGACATACATTAGTGTTTCAGCCGTCGAAAGAGATACTCGAACAGAACTTTAAGAAGCTATGCTCATATGGTATTCTGGATTGTTCGATCTATTCGGCTTCCTTTGGACGAAAGGAAATATCTCGGATCACATTCGCTACTATTGGCAGTGTGATAAATCACCCGGATCTGTTTTCTCATTTTCAAAATATCATTATCGACGAGTGTCATTTGGTTAATCCTAAAGAAGGAATGTATAAGACTTTCTTAGAACTTCTCAAATGTAAAGTTTTAGGCTTAACGGCTACACCTTATCGGTTAAGTACATCACAGGGGTTCGGATCTATGCTAAAGTTTCTCACACGTACCAGGCCGGCGATATTCAAAGAAGTTATTTATCATGTACAAGTATCAACTCTTTTAGATATGGGATATCTGGCAAAGCTGAATTACTACCCAATGAATCCGGCAGGATGGGATGAACTCAATTTAAAGATTAATACTACCGGTGCCGACTATACGGATAAATCAGTACAAAGAGAGTATGAACGGATAGACTTCTATGGTTATATCGTTCACATTGTTCAACGGTTGCTTAATCCTAAACAAGGTGGTAAGCGGAAAGGTATTCTTGTATTTACCCGTTTTTTGAAAGAAGCAGAACAATTAACCTGGTCGATACCCGGGTGTGCAATTGTTTCCGGTGAGACACCTAAGAAGGAGCGTGAGCAGATATTAGATGCTTTTAAGTCTGGCCAGATACCAGTTGTCGCCAATGTCGGAGTATTAACTACCGGTTTCGATTATCCTGAACTTGATACAGTGGTCATGGCACGACCTACAATGTCATTAGCACAGTGGTACCAGATAGTAGGTCGAGCTATTCGTCCCCATCCGGATAAAGAATGTGGCTGGATCGTGGATTTATGTGGTAATATCAAAAGGTTTGGAGAAGTGAAAGACTTGAAACTTGTAGATCCGACAGGGCGCGGTTTATGGCAAGTAACTTCTAATGGTAGACAATTAACTAACGTATATTTCTGATATGGACATACTGAGCATTATTGGTCGTCTTCAGGAAAAGAGGCGATCTGAAAAGATAACTCCGGATCATATACCGGAAGTGGAGTTGATGAATACGATCCATGCCGAGGCTAGGAAAGAACTCAATGAACTTTTTTCAGCAGGTAAGATTGGAATTACCAAGACGCTAAATTCAAAGGCCATTTATATAAAAGAGTGATATGGAAAAAGGATTCATTATGCTCTCTCGTAAATTGTTTTCCCACAGAATATGGAAAGCATCCCGGACGTTTTCGGAGTGTGAAGCGTGGATAGACTTAATACAGTCGGCACGATTTGAGGCAACCGTAGCAATAGAACGTATCGGAGGTAGGGATATAACATACGGGAGAGGGCAATATCCGGCATCCATTAGTTTTCTTTCCAAACGATGGGGATGGCTTTCAGAAAAGAAAGTTCGTAATTTCTTGGACATGCTAAAAAAAGAGGGCATGATAACTACTGACGCAAAACAGGGGATGAATATTATAACTCTATGCAAATATGATGATTATAATACTCCAGATAATGACTTGGGCAAGCCAGAGGGCAAGAGTGAGGGCATAGATATCATAAAGAAAAT